CTTTACGAGAACGGCTGCGCATACGTGCGTGGCCGTTCCGTCCGCTGGTCGCACGGTCCCCACAAGGGGAAAGTCATCGGTCCGGGGGCCTTGCCATTCCGGGTCAACGGTGACGACTGTGTGATGGTGTGTCCTGCGACCTTCATGGGGGTCTGGGAGCAGGTCGCCGCCTGGGCGGGCCTGTATTCGTCCGTGGGTAAGTCCTACTGGTCGCCCGATTGGCTGCTGATGAACTCAGCTGCCTACGAGCTAAACCGGTCGGATCCTGCCTACCTTGGACGTCCCGACCTCATGGGCCTGGAGTCGAGGCTGTTCCGCCGAGCGAAGTTCCTTCCGCTTGGCTCGATGTTTCCGTCCTGCGAACGCGGGGCGGAGCGTCGACACATGTGCGGGTCGACCGGGATCGAACTCGTGGATGTCGTCGGACCGCGGGCGAGGTGGGCAATCATGAATTGCCCCCCCGCCCGTCGGGACGCCGTCCTCCGCGAGATGATTCGGTTCTACGACCTGCCTGGGAGCAAGCAGCTTGATGACTTCAGCTGGTGGTTGCCGTCGAGTCTGGGTGGGTTGGGCCTCCCGCCCCCCGTCTTCTCGGCGACTGCTTACTTGGACCTGTGCTCGTGGCGATACATCGCCCGGGCCAGGGAGTCGGTGCGCGACGAACTGCTCGCCCCGCTCGCGATAGAGATCCTCGATCAAGAGAGATTCCGTCGTGATGCGCGGGTGCATACGTCGTTTGTCGTACCGTCGTCCGGCAATGGCGACCCGTTCTCGGGTCTGGGCAAGGGTAATCCCGATTACTCTCCCATGCTCCTCGGCCTCGACGAGTCCCGCCAAGGGAAACGTCAAAGGTTTATGGAACGCCAGGACCGGGGGGCTCGTCTGTCCCCCCAGTACCGTACGTGGATGGCCAACTATTCACGTATTGCCGACGAATGGATCCACTCCTCCAAGTGCCCAGAAAACGCCCTCCTCACCGCGCTTCGCCCCGGCGGCGAGCTCGAAGCCCTCCTGAACAACTGCGGAGCCGGCCAGCCGTTAGCAGAATTTCGCGTTCTAATTTCTGACACGACCGACCGGTTCAATGAGCCACGGATCAAGGCAGGCAGACACGCCCACCCGCGGTTCGGCTGGCACAATGACGGGTTCCTCCCGCCAACGTTCAGCTGGACCGAGAACCCCATGGTCACGGGTGAGAAGACGCCACCGGCGCATCCTCCTGACCTCGTTGACCCGGGGCTCTTCCGCAAACCCTTCCTCGTCCACCCGTATCCACGGGTGGCCCTCTAAATGCTCTCGATGAAATCCACGCAAGCAACTCCTGCAATGCGCACTGAGTCCATCAAAGACTCTCCGTCTGTATCCACCCACCGCAGCCTCTCTGGTTCGTAACAGGCCAGAAAGGTGGGAAAAGGATCTCGTCCCAAACTCTTCGGAGTCCATTCCGCATACCGCGGGGTGGCAAGTCGTCTCGTTCACGCTGTGTGACGACCGTCTTGGGAGACGTGAAATCCGGCATCTCGTGCCGGAGGATGGCGGGGAAACCACCCTGGTGTTTTCACTGTGCAAAGTACCTTTGTAGTCGCAGAGGCCCG